TCTATATAATCTAACATCCATCCTTGCGGACTAATATCTAAATCCGCTCGTCTTTCATCATCTAATTTCTTTACAGCTTGTTTAACTCTATCGTCATAAGGTAAACCAAGCCAAAATGCTAATTCCTCCCAATTACTAAATATCAAAGTTCCGAAATCATACCAAGTAGATTTCAGCACGTATTCAAACTCTTTAAGATACTTCTTGGAGAGTTTAGCCATTAACTTCTCCTTTTAGATTCAGAAATATTAATAGCAACTACCTTTAAATCTATTTCATCTAAATAGCTTTTAAATTCTTTCCAAGACATATCAATATGCCATCTATCTAGTTTTCTTTCTTTCTCAATTTGATGCCAAGCTATATCATCTTTAATATCACTTCTAAAGAATCCGTAATCATCTTGATATTCTATAGCTCTCATAGCCGCAGTTTGAGTTTCGAAAAATCGGCTAATCGCTCCTAGCGGAGCTAAGTCATTTTGTCTAGTTACAAACAAATCAGTATTAAGTTCTTTAATTGCATAAATTTTCATATTTCACTCCTATATTTCGCTATTATTTTGACCATTAAGGCTTGTTAAATTTGTTTTATGAAGGAACATAAGCGGACATATATTAACCCGCCTTCTTGCTTATTGTAGACCCCTAGGATTTAATATTTGACTATATTTATACTGTCAATATTTTTATCTGGTAATAATATAAATTTATCACTAGGCGATATACCTTGTAATAATTTCATATAACAATAATTATTTTGATTAATTAAATGTTTAGTATGTATTATTATATGTATATCATTTTTATCTATAAATCCTTGCTGTCCTACTACCATTTCTAATTCTGGATAATAAATAACATAAGTATCAGCATTTGCAACTAAAGCTATAGATAATGCTGCTAAAAAAGCTATTGTTAATCTAAATATTATTTTATCCATTCCTTACCTCTTTGATTTTTAAAAGGATTTGACCGCCTATATCGTTATGTAAACATTCATCCAATTCTCGCTTATTTACTTCTAGTATATGCTCAATCTCATCAAGTGCTGTTTCTAATTCATATATTCTATATTCAGCATTTTGCAAACTTCTACATATTTTATATTCATCTAAGCCATTACAGTATGCTTCTTTCAACTCCTCATTCTCTGCTTCGAGTTTATCAAGTTCTCTAAATACTTCTTTACAATATTTATCTTTACACATTATTCTTCCTCTTCCTCGCTATCATCTTCTAAATAATCAGCACCGAATCCAACTTGAATACCCTCACCACCTTCTAATTCTTGTGATGATTCAACAATTTGATTGTATTCCTCTAATGCTTCTGCTACTTGATTAAATTGTTCGGAATCCATAATTACATAATTCTTTTTGAAATAAACTACAGCACCGACAACTAGAATAGTAGTATTTAATACTAAAAGCAAATCTGTCAAACTAATCATCATAATTTCACCTCCAAATTCATTATAAAAAAAATAGTCGCTCTATAAATATATTATAAAGCAACTATTTAAAAAATTCAACCTATTGAATTAAAAATTAAGAATTTTATTCATCTTTAGGTTCTACTTCAATTCTAGCTTCTGCAACCTTGAATGAGCCACTATTCATATTATTTGCACGAAGTACAATAAGTTTATCTCTAACTTGACGGTATTCAAAATAATTAGTTAATTTAACTAAATCCTTAGAGCTAGGTAATTCTTGGTCGATTGTAGCTAGAGTAGTTCCTACCTCGTCTATATCCATCATACCAATTTGTACCATAGACATATCTTCTTGAGATACAGCTTTAACAGTTAAACTAGTAGGATGTTCATCCCAACTATTATAGAAACTTGCCAAAATTTTAACTCTATCAGAACTTGCTATGTCTAATGCTGGGCTTTGGAAAACTATATAAGGTTTAGCACTACTGCCGTTATTATGTGACCACCAAGTTGCAAAATCTCCATCACTAGCATTAGATAATGGATAACCATCTTCTTGACTGCCGCAGAATACAGCATTTAATACAAATCTTTCTCCAGCTTTTTCAGCTGCTTTTTCTTGAACCGTAATTAAGAATTTAGTATCGTATGTACCTTCATATTGAGCTACGGCATCCTTAACTATTGCAAAATACCTAAATCCATACTTTTGTGTATGAATATAAGCTGTTTCACCATAATCTGGACTACATTCAGCAACTAAAGTTCCCATTCCATGTTTATCTCTAGTCATTGGAGAATTAGAGCCATAAACCTTATACGCAAATTTTTGACGTTGTTGGCTTTCTGGATATGTAGAGCGAGAATTTTGCACTACATTAACTATTGATACTGGTTTCTTGGCATCAAAACCAACTATAAATAAATATCCTCCAGAGTCAGATGATGAAACACCAACTACACTATAATCTTGAGTAGATAAATCCAATATTCGTTCACCATAACTAGTGTTGCCAGTATCATTTATACTAACTGTATTTAATAGAGGATTGCTATTACTATTTAATAAATACGTATCAACATTAGCCTTACCTACAATTTCCATAGCATAAGATATTACTTCGTCATTTATTATTAAACAAGTGTGAAGTAAATCTATATTACCATTATAACCTCTAGTCCATCTATTATCATCAACATCATTGTTTAACACTACTCTAAATCCTTCTCCGATAAAAGAACCATTAATACCAGTAAATTGACCAGCATCAATATCTTCGACTGGATATACGTCATTCTTTAATGGATATAATTCATTAGTAGCATTCATAGCTCCATTTTCTTGTCTATAACATCTAATATGGTTAGTAGTACCGTCAAATTCAATAGTTTGCCAATTTAATGCCGTACCACCAACTATATACGGAGATTGCATAGAACTACATAACCTATAACCACCATAAGTATCTACTCCGCTATAGTGGTTATATCCACCAAAGTAAGAACTAGCATTAGCTAAACATTCTATAACATTACCATTATTATCATTTATACCTCCAGTAATTGCCCAGAAATCACCCCAAGCATATCTAACTTGTCCAGTACAAATAATTAACTTAGCAGAGGTTATTTCATCTGGAACATCACGCATTGTATATACTAATTTAGGAGGAGTAAATGTACCAGAATAACATCCAGTTAAGCAACTACCCGTAATAAACCCAGTATTACCATTATAATTTTCGTCATGAGGTTGAAGCTCCCAATTTAATTTCAATGCGGAGTTATCATTAATAGGTTCTGGCGGTTTAGCTTTAGTTGTAGCTATTGCTGGTCTTTCTAATTCTTCACCATTAATAAAGAATCTACATCTTAATAAATCTATATTACCAGCATAAGGTGATTGGTTAGAATAATCAGTTTCATCTTTAGCTTCACCACCAATAAATAAACGCATAGAAGAGCCTATAAATGAACCATTTATACCACTAGCTTCACCAACATTAGTTTTAGTAATTCCAGATTCATGTGTTAATGGGTATATTTCCGAACTAGGATTTACAGCACCATTCTTTTCTCTAATAGCATATACATAGTTATTAGTTCCATCAAATTCGTAAACCCACCAAATAACATCAGTACCGCTATAAGCATTAGAATATGTATTAGTAGAAACCTTAGTATCTGTTTGCCCCCAACTTTCAGTATGTCCATTCCAATAACAAGCAACTTCTCCTTGAGCTTGTAATACTATTTTTTCACCAGCATCTTCATCTTGCCATACTGATAATGCACATCCTTGATTGTTCCAACTAGAATATTGAGTCGGAGAAGCACATATTATAAATTTAGCGGATGTTATTTGAGATGGTAAGTTATCAAATGTTTTATAAACGTAAGATGTACCAGTTTGACCACCTACAGCACCACAATTCATTACACCATTCAATATACCACCAGCCGCACATGTGTCATTAGAACTAGAAGGATTACTATAATGATGATTCCAGTTTAAAGTAAATGTAGCTTCACCAGATTCACCTCCGCCACCTTCAATATCCCTAATAGCTTGTGCATAATCCCCGAAGGGAGTGGAGTCATTAACGACCCCACCTTTTTCAATAATTGCATTTTTAATATCAGCTTTAGTCTGAATTAATTTATTTAATTTATCTGCTGATGTTCCCATTATATTACCTCCCCGTTAATAGCATCTAATATAGAATTAATATCTCCAATTTTAGTATCTATTAAATCATTGATAACTTTTACACCAGCTGCATTGATATTAGATAATGATACGTTAGCACTTACAGCTTGACCTACATTATCCATACCAAGCCATACTAACTGTTCATCAACCTTTAAAGACCATTTATTTAAGTCTAAAGTACCATTAAATGAGTTTCCATCACTACCAATTAGCATAGTCGTAGCAGCTATAGGAGTATTTGCATGACCTATAGATAAATGAGGAGAACCGTACGTAATAGGAGCAACGTCAGCTTCTAGTACATATCCCATATTTTCTATATAAGATATTTTTACATAATATGTAGTATTAGGTTGAATAGTTAAATCAGTTAATGTATGTTCGCCTAAGTCAAATGTAGTTCCATTACTAGATAAAGCAATAACCAATCTACTATTTCTAACAGCCAAAGCAATAGAATATTTACTATCAATAATATTTTGTTGATTTGTTATATTGCTACCAGTAGTAAATGAACCGTTATATTCCCAACTTCTACCTTGTCTTTCTAAAATGAATGGAAATTGCAAATGATTAGTTTGGTCTAATCCACTTACTTGCCCATCTTGGATTAAGGGTTCTCCAATAATTACTACGTTAGGAACTTTTAATGATTCAATATTATTAACCCTTTGAGTCAAATCTTGTAAATCATTACCAACTTCGCCAATTAAATCAGATGTTCTACTAGAAGAAAATACTTTAGTAGTTGAAATATCTTCATCATCTATAATAGCTCCTCCGCCACCAGTCGCAGATATAGTAACCGTATTAGAACCATAATTCTTAGTGATATTTACACCATCTCCAGCTACCAATCCTTCCATATCGACACAAGGTGAATATGCTAATCTAAGACCAGTAGAACCAAAAACGAAGCGATATTGTGCAAAACCACCAATAAGTGTTTTACCGCCTACATCTAAAAAATTAGATATACCAGAATATCCATCTGGGGTTGATATGGTTTGATTCTTTAGCTCGAAATTAGTATAATTACCGTTAGCATCAGAAAATTTCAAAGTAGAACCAATGAAATTTTTTACACCAGTTACGTCTTGGTCGGTATTAGTAGTCATATCGCCACCACCAGAACCACCACCAGTAGCGGATATTTTAAGTCCATATCCACTTTCTTCTATGGTAATATTATCTCCAGCAACTAAATTAGATTGGGTTAAGATATAAGCATCTGTAGTATAACCAGTAGAATCATCATGACCTATTGATAAACGTCCTCTTTCAAATCTTAACCAATGGTGATTATCTATAATAGTAGCACCGTTATATCCGCCACGTTTACCGAAAGATACATTTTCATTAAATTCAATCATGTTTGTAAATTTTTTAATACCATCAATCGTTTGATTGCCAGTTAAATTTACATAATTACCAATGACAGAATCTATTTGAGATTGTAATAAACTATCTTGTCTACTTCTTTCAGCGGATTCATTTTGTATTCTAGTTCCTAAATCACTATAATCTCTCAAGTATTCTTGTCTTAGATCATTAATAGCACTTTCCCTATTACTAATTTCAGAGTTTAAATCATTTCTAGTGTTATTGATAAAACTGATTATAGAATTAGAAAGTACTAATCCTTGACTACCTCTACTGAAATGATTTGTGTCATACATTAATTCAAATGTACAACCTCTACGACCAGTATCGTCTAATATACCTTTAGTAACTCTTATTGGATTATTATATCTAATATCTCCAGTAATCAAGTAATTATTATTTTGGGCATATTTTAAATTAGGATGTATAACTTCATCAGCTAAATTAATTTCAGTTAATGAGTTATCTTGATTCTGTGCGATAGATAAATTACCATCAGTATTAACTAATATTTGAGAAAGACTATCTAGTAATAATGCTGGAGTAACAGCCTTAGTTTCATTACCAGTAACTACGTCATTAATAGTAGCTAAGATAACTTGACCTTCACTATCAACAGTAGCATAGTCAGCATCATCAACATAGAAATCTCCAGTTTCATGGTCGTATTTGATATAATTACCATCTGGGTTTCTAATTTCGATGGCATTACCTCTTAGGTTTTCAGTAACAAATGAATCATTTTCATTATGTACTCTTAACCTATATTGATTAGCAGTAGATTCTTCTACTGTAAAATAAGGAGAGAAGCCTTGGTCACCTTTTTCACCAGTTAGACCTCTTAAACCTTGTCTGTTTAAATACCAATTAAAATCAGCCATTATTTATTCTCCTTATACTTGTACCACTTGTACTCTACTAAATTCACCGTTTCGACCTCCTTCGGTTAATGTATAAATAGTTTCTAATGTATTAGGTTGTACTAATTCTAACATTATAGGATGATTTCCCAAACCTATAATATCAGTATCTTCTGCTGTAATTACGAAGGTAAATTGACCCTCTTCTGGGTCTGTTATTTGACCTTCTGTAAATTCATCAGTTTCTTGAGTAATAATATGCTCAACCAATACAGCTGCATCAGCTGTTGGTGAACCCATAATACGTAATCTTACAGAACAGTTTGACAAGTCAGCTGGATTCCATAATAGATTATCGTGAGTTACTACAGACTCATCTGGATTTTTAATTCCGTCCGTAGTCTGAATTGAGCAAGTAAATGGTCTTGTTTGACCTTTAATAACAACTGCATCAATAAACATTTAAAGTCCTCCTAAAATAATATTAACATAGTTATATAAAATATTCAAGCTATTCATCTCTCAACTCCAATTCTTCAATTGCATCAAAGACTTTAGTTGAATCTCCATTACTTACAGAATAAGGGTTTGAACATTTTTTAGGAATGTAAAGGAAATTTACATTTGTCCAATAATTTAGATTTCTGTGTCCAGTTTGCCTATTAGATGCTACAGTTTCTCCAAATAAATTTACACTTGCTGTACCTTGACCTTCGTATTTACAAGTATCAATAGCACACACAAACTTTCCTTTCTTTGAAGTGTCTGAAGCCATAGGGTCACCATTAGCCATTTTACTAAATGTTCTTGATTCTGTATTTATAGTATAACTTCCGTTAATATCTTCAACTTGAGTTCCTTTAATATTACGTACATTATTACTATTTCTATTCATATTAATATCACATACTTTAACAGTTGAGCTATTTGGTATTGTAAGATAAACTCTATTTAATATATCATAATATATAGTTTCAGAAGTTGGACTTACAGCTACGATAGATTGAGGTAATCTTTCTCCACCATTCATAGTTATTAAAATACCATCAGTCATTTTAACGTGAGAATCATCAACTTTTAAACATCTAGCTCCGATAATTACTCCGTCATAGGCTTCTAATACAGTTTTTAATCCTCCAATAGTTAGAGTATGTCCAGCGGCAGCGAGTTTATCACTACCAACTGTATAATCTATATCAGCATAATCTAAAGAAGCATTATACGCATCTTGCATATTATTAATTCTGGTTACTATATCATCAAAAGCATCTTGAACATCTTGTATTCTTACTTGTCCGTGAAATCTTTTTACCATTTAATTTACTCCTTATTGATTATATTCTATCTTAAATATTCTACTAAAAGTTCCTTCAACTTTATCTTCTGGTTTTACATAAAGTATACAATGTCTTGTGCAAGCATTTCCTTTACCTTTTAATATTTCAGTTCCATTTAATTTAACTGATATATCATTAGGATTTCCTACTATACATAAACATTCATATTCTTCTGCGGTATAACTACCACCAGATGTAGCAGTTGCTCCTTTTGATAAAGATTTATATTGAGTACAGTCACAAGGTATTAAACCTAAATTGGCTACGTCATAGCCATTTATATTTATTATACCTTTATTATCTATTCTATATTCAAATAATAAATCTCCATTTCCTTCGTGAGCATCTTCTACAAAAGTTATTTCTCTATCGACCTTAGAGTTAGAACCAGCCATTTTACAGAAAGCAAAACCTTTTTTAATTGAGGTAGAACCTTCTGCTACAGTAATTCTACTGTTAGCTTTAGTGAACATTCTTAACTTAACCTTTAATTTACCATTTTCATATTTTAATGTTTCGATTCTATATTTCATATCATCTATTAAATTAAAGATTTCATCAGTTCTACAAGGACGGCTACCGTCTGTAGGTCTAGCAACTAGATAATTTCTACCATTATAATCTTCCATAATAGAAGCATTATAATATACTCTTTCTAAGTTACTTTCAGCCGCATCAGCTAAATTCTCAAGTTGTGTAAAAGCTCCAGTTAGTTTAGCACCGAAGGCTAAGTTAGAAGCATTAAAGAAATCAAATGTCATATTATCCTAACCTCCTTCCAGTATCTCTAAATATTACTGGGTTACTTCCACCAGTTTTCTTATTAGTATCAGCAGCTCCGATACTTCTATTATTTACTACTATACCTCTAGCAACATCATAACTATCTCTAGTACCAGCACTAAATGTGTATGGATGCTGTGAGTTTTTCATATTAGGTAAATAATAAAGTAAATTAATATTTATATAATCATTAGTATTAATACCCATAATCCTACCATTATCATACATACCTATAAAAGTACATCCTTCTGGAGTAGTTGATTCACTAGTAGCGAATACTCTATTATTACTGTAGTCAAGATAAATATATTTATTTGTATTTGATGTAGATAATTTAACATCTTTTAATGTCATATAAGTACAATCATTTTTGAAATATGCTATCTTACTACAAGTATTATCACCACTAAAAACTAATTCTATCGGATAGTTATATAAGTGCATAATATCTAAGAAGGATTTAAGATTGATAATTTTATTATTATCATCTAATAAAGTTACATCTGGGTATACCACTTTAGAAATATCTGGTACACTCTCAACAGCACTATCTAATTCAGATATATAAATTAATCTTTGTTCAATAGCATTGAAGTTTTCAATTAATCTATCCTTATAGATTCTACCTTGAGAATCATACCATAAAGGAACTGGTAATTCAAACTCTTCTAAATAGTCAGCCATTATAGACCTCCTTGTAGTATCATATTATCTCTACCTAATCTATTGCCAAATCCTCTCATTAATTGCTTTTGAACTTGAGGATTCAATGGTAAATCATTTCTCATTTCCATCATAGGGTCATATTGTCTTGAGAACTTACCACCTAGAATATCTAACACTTCCGCACCAGCGGCTGAACTTCTAGGGTTAGCATATTCTGGCATTTCTCCACCTTTACCAAATTCCCCTATAACTTGATTAGGGTAAGGTTTATAATATCTAGTATTACCACCAGTTAGTAAATTACTAACACCAGCAGCTGCTGGCAATACCATTCTATTAAGTAGTTTTGGATAAGCTATTAATTCATTTATTGCCGCTGATAAAACTTCATCACCCATTCCACCCTTGATTTCTTCAAATCCTATAGTTTCATTAGGTACGAAGTGGTACCTCTTATCACCTTGCATTACTTGAATTTTACCATTTAATCTTCTATCAACTTCTGGTCTTAATAATGGTCTACCATATTTATCTTTTCCATAAGTTGCATTTAATACAGCACCAAAGAAAGGAACTGCTGCTGGAGCTATTTTAAATGGTAACTCATCCATTTTACCTTTTTCAATTGCTAGAGCCGTATCTCCAATTAATCTCATTGTGTTTAATTGAGGTATAAATTCACAAGATACTTCCTCTAACTTTTTACTTCCAGCATTATATCTATACGATACAAATGGTTTATCAGATGTAACACCTAATTTCATTCTTCTTTGCATTTCTTGGTCGTAGCCAATTCTAGCACCAAATTCATTTAATACTATATTATTTACGACTGGATGTTTTTGCATCATATACATAGAAGATTGAGCAGCTGTGTCTATCCATCTCCAGAATGGGTTTAAAACACTAGCTCCAGAATGTAATGCTCTAGGTAATAATGTTCTGTTAGGGTTCAATAAACCAATCATTCTAGCATCATGAATACTTTGAGCTAATTTAACTTTATCCATATTCATTAATTCGGTAGCTCTTTGATTTAGACCTATACCTTGACTTCTTAATCTATTATGAGCTGCCATTTCAACAAATGTATTTTGCATCTTAGCATCTATATAGTTGAGAGTATCAGCAATAGGAGAATTAACCTTTTGCACACCTTTAATTAATGGATTCTTAGCTGTAGCTGTACTTCTACCAAGCTCACGATAGATACCCATTTCCTTAGCTAGTTTACCTTTAGTTTTAGAAGCATCTATAATGTCTTGAGCTAAAGTTACTGGATTAAATCCACTATTCATAATAGCATTATTAGCACCAGTAATTGCGTTACCAGCCAAGTAACCACCAGAAGCTAATAAGTTTTGTTTAGCAGTATCATGAATTTCATTCATCCATCTTTCACCAAATGGCTTACCACTTCTCAATTTAAACTGGTTTGCTAATTCAGTTATTACATCCTTATCAATAGCTATAGAATTAGGAGTTGGAGTATCTAATGCTTTATTTATAGCTTCACCTAAATCTTTATCTAATAATGTTTCTTTATCTAAGTAAACTATATTCTTAGTATTAGTAACATCCTCTACTAGTTTTTGACCACCAATAGTACCATCTTCTACAATTTCCCTAGCTATTTCTGCTTCTGTAAAATGTTGAATTTGTTTATCTAACCATTCATCAGCATTCTTTATTTGGTCTGCTATGTTATCGTAAGTAGCTGTACCATAAACACGACTAGAGTATTTACCAGCAAATATTCTTTCATCTCTTGTTAGAGCTTGTCCAGCAATATCTTTGGCAACTTCCGCTAAGCCATGAGGTACTAACTTCAAATAACCTTTATCATATAATGCTTTAGATTCTAGTAAATTTTTAGCAGTAACATCACCGTCTTTAGCGGCTTGTTTTACCATATCCCAGTCATATTCAACCTTTTTGGCTGGAGCATTTTTACCGACAAAGCCTTTTGATTTTTGTTCCTTTTTAAATGGGATATTATCATCTATCCATCTCTTTACGGAATCTGGAGCAAAAGTAACTTCTTTTGAACCTAATTTATGTTCTAAAGTATTAGAAAATATTTCAAGATCATCTCTAGTTAATGGAGCTACTAAATCTCCATCTGCTCCTCTTAAAGCTCGTTTAGCACCTTCGATAAATTCTGTAGCTTTTTCATATCCTTTAGTAGATAAATCTTCTGCTCTCATTAATAAAGAATGTAATGTTTCGTGTTTAGCAATATCTTCACCGTACAGGAATTTATCACCAATTACCTTTTTATCAATGGTAGGATTTTTCATTATATCTAAAGGAGTTTCACCAGCTACAGTTCCAACTTTTCCAGATTCTAAACCTACACCTTTTCCACTATATTTTTTACCTACACTAAACTCTCCGAATAAACCATCATGAGTTTCTTTATCTAACCCTAATTTATCCTTCATAACTTTATAATACATATCATTATGTTTTGGAGTTTCATCAAGCTCTTCTAGTGCTTTTGTTAATGATATACTTTCATTTTTAGATTTAGCAAATTGTTGAGTATATTTATCTGCATCAGTTACTGACGTTGCCAAGCCTTCTCTAACCATTCTTTGATTGTGTGCTAGAGTAAAGTTATCAATTTTATAAGCATCTGGAACTGAATTATCCCAAGCATTTACAGCTTTAGCTAAAGCCTTAGCTGCAACCTTATCAGCTTGTGAAGTAACAGTTTTAGCAGTTTCTAATGCTTCAATTGCATTATTTAAGTTTTGACCGTTATACTCTCCAGTTAAAGGATTTTCAACTTGTTTTTTAATCTCATTGAAAGCATCTCTAGCTGGATATGTTTTACTTTTAACTTTAGCAACACTAGTATCAATAGCTGTACTAGCCTTACCAGCAGCACGTTTAGTTATAACTTCTGCTGTTTTTAATCCAGTTTTACCAACACCTAAAGTAGCTACATCTAATGCTGTATATACTGGATGTTTGTAAATATTAACTGCCGCAGTAACAACATCTTTACCGAACTTTTTACCAGCACCAACTAAATCACCACTTCTTATATGTCTATATAATTCAGTAGCATCAGCGGTACTAATACCATAAGTAGAACCTATTAGATTTACGAAATCTTTAGCTACAATACCAGCTTCGTTAGCTTTAGTTTCTATACCTCTTAATATAGGATTTTTAAAATGTGTACTTTTATTTAAAGCTCTTTGGTATCTGTTAGTATCTCCGATATATCCACCAACAGATTCTAAAGTTGCCCAAGGATGTGCTGCAATACCTACAAGACCAGTACCCATATCATTAATATCTCTTACGATATTCATAAAAATATTACCATCTCTATTTCCGTAATATTCTTGGTTTCTTTTTATTAGACTATCAGCTCCGCTTTGCATTTCTTTAAAACCAGAACTTAATAATTCACCAAGTGTAGGTATTTGATTAGTGCTATCTTGAATAGGAACGACTATAGGTACTTGAGCTTCTCTTTGAGCTTGTAATTCAGCTTGAGTATTAGCTATAGTTTGAGATAAATCAGATAATTCTTTCTGTTTTTGTAGAACTTCTTGAGATGGAGTATAACTACCTAATCCCAATTCGTTAAACAAATCTCTTACCATTATTGTTGTCCTCCTATTTGTGGTTGCACACCTCTATTTCCAAACATATTAAAAAACATTTTTCCAGCTAATCCTTCTGGTTGCCCAACTTGAGGGGTCTGAGGAACATACATATTTCCTAGGTTTCTATTTAAGAATCCAGTAGCATTATAGTAATCAGCTTGAGCATCATATACTGGCTGTCTAACATTTAGCTCTTGACGTTTAGTAGCTTGTTCATCTAAAGTATTAGCTCTTGATGTATTAGCTTGTACGTCCGTGCTATATTTATTAACTTGTGCATCTAATACTGCTTTGTCTATACCTAACATATTAGACATAGTTGCCTTTTGAGCATCAGTTAAGTTTCCGTATATATTAGATATTAAGGTTAAATTGTCACCTTCAAGTTTAGCTGCATTAGTCATACCCGTAGTTTGCACATTACCAGTATTAGTCATTCCTTGCTTAGATAATTCTCCAGCATTAGCAATACCTTGTTTTGTAATTCCACCAATTTGTTCAATTTGTTTACCCAACACAGTAGAATCTTGATTTACTATATTTTGGAATTGAGCTAACATTTTAGCATAATCAGTAGAATTAATCTGTCCAGCTGCTAACATATCTTTAGCCATCTGTAATTGAGCGGCAGATTGAGCTTTAATCCTATCACTTTGAGCAGCCATATAAACATCATAAGGAACTCCAGCTTGATTAGCAACTTGAGCTTCGTATCTAGCTCTAGCTATATCACTAGCTCCAGCGAAATTTGCTGGACTTTTACCAAGTAAAGATAATGCGGAATTAGCCATTAATTCAGTCCTAGCATCTCTAGGGTCTAAGTAATATCCACTATTTTGTAATCTAGGGTCTGATTCTATAATCTGGTTATGTCTATCATAAGCAGCTTGAATCTTATCTCCTATATTCATATTAGGGTTAGCTTGTTGAAATTGTTGTAATGCTTGTAATTGCATTTGTTGCTTAGCTATAGAATCTTCTGGAGTGTAAGCTCCCATTATTTTTTGAACCATTCTATCAACTTGAGCATCTGGATTTATTGCTGGTATTTTTTCTAATTGTTCAGTAGGAATACCTAAAGCTCTTCCAGAATTAATCATTTGTTCGTATGTAATACCACCTTGTCCAGATAGGTAAGATTGTAGCATATTATTAAACTGTGATTGTCTTGGACTACCTAGAGCTTGGTTAATATAAGTAGCTTCATCTTGAGGATTAATTACAGAAGCTCTTACATCTTGCACATTTGGAGCTTGTACTACGTATCTACTATCGTTACTAGGTAAGTTCATTCCAGCCGCAGCTCCAGTCATTCCACTTTCATTGGTAGGAGTTATAGCGACAGTATTATCCATACCTTTCATACTTGCAACAGTATCTGTGTATTTCTTAATTCTATTATTCATAACATCAGCAGAATAATCTCTAGCTGCTTGACCAGAACCGTTATAAGATGCAACAGCTTTAGAAATATCTCCATTATGTCTTTTGATTAATCCAGCTAGTAATTTTACACCATAGTCAATATTCTTAACTGGGTCAAATTCACCTTTATAATCTGGATGTGCTTTTGTATTAATTTGCATTAAACCATAAGACTTTTCGATTTTACTAAAGTTTTTAGCTTCTGTATTCCAACCACTTTCTTTGTCGATAATACCCATAACCACTAATGGAGGAACTCCATATTTAACAGCTGTATTATAAGCTATTTGTTGTAATTGTTGTTTAGTATAATTAGCCATTACCCCTTTTTACCTCCTAAGTTATAAAGTGCTGTAATCCAGTTATTGCCACCTTGTTTGGCTGTTGCGGCAAGTCCGCTACCTATAGAATTAGCCATATTAGACCATTGGTTACTTCCAGTACCTTGAGAACCACCAGAACTACCACCAAGACCAGCAGCAGCTAAGGCACTTGATGGGTCTATAGTTTGACTAGACATAATAGCACCAGTACCTTGTAGTCCAGCACCTATAGCTTGAGTCCAAGGGGTAGGTATAGAGCTTAATACTTGCCCAGCACTAGAAGTTAATTGACCCCCGACACTTAATGCTTGGTTACCAAATGAATTATTTTGTTTTGCAATATTGTTATATTGTTCAATATTAGAATAATCCTTTCCTAAACTATAAGCATTTTGGTAAACTGGAGAAGCATTAATTAAACTGTTATACCAGTTTTGAGCCATTTGTCCAGCATTTTGTATACCTTGCTCACGCATCCTAGCATACAAATCATTTTGGTTTCTTTGCAAGTCTTGATAACTTCTTTGTCCGGCAGAACTATAACCACCATGAGTAGCGGCATAGTTATTGGATGTAGCTTTAGACATAGCATTCAAATATTGTCTATCAAAATCTTTCCTACTTTGTGCGTTATCTGAATAATACTGATTTAAGTATTTATCAATATAAACTGTAGGGTCTGATAGATAATCATTCATGTAACCTAAAGCATTCTGATAATACGGAATGGCAGTCTGTGAAATATCATGACCACCTTTCGTATAATCAGTTTGAATTTGTTTAGCCATTTTAGCCATATAATAAACCTCCTTTTGTATGACTTTTTAGAGTATTCTATTTATATTATAAAATACTCTCGACTAATATTCAATTGATTATTAATGATTATTTACAATTCGCTAAGTCCTCGTAAATATCATCTAACCACTCTCTACCTCTATACAGAGGAATCTTCCGCAGCGGCTAAATCGGCATATATATCATCTAGCCACTGACGGGGAATTGTTTTATTCGCCCACTTAATCCCGTGCTTGTCACACCACATAGCATAAGATGTTTTACTTCCCTTTTTGATTTTTTGATTAGCATTATAAAATACTATTCTGAAATCAATATCGGGATATTGTTCGATAACTAAGAGCATTTTCTGTCTATCTTCTAATACCCACCGACCTTTAGTTTCGATAACAATGTGTGGACTTACTGGAAAGTCTGGAGTATATTTATGTTCACTTGCTGGTACAGTATACATAAATTCTCTACTTTCATAAGACGGGTCAATTCCATACCCTTCTAATTCTTTTATAAAATCTTTTTCTAAACCACTTCTGAATCCGTGTTTTCTTCCAGCTTCATCAACTGTTATTTTCTTACGTTGGAATCTTGGCATTCTTTCCTCCATACTAAGATTTGCATATCATACATTTTTTCTTCACTTTTAGAATTTATATAAGGTATAACATCTGGAATATATCCAGTTTTCTTGAATCCTAAATCTTTACATATCTTTATAGGATGTACTGCTATAGAAGGAATTTCAGCATATATCGTATCGAGATATAATCCATTAAGCATTTCCTTATATAAACTTCTAACTTTTTTACCAAAGATTGATTTATCATTAACGATATGTACTTGTGCGGAAGATTTATTTGCAAAACGTATATTATCTAAAATAACCATACCATATAAATATTGTTCATTCTCATCAAATATACCTATCACACATGAATCATCTGCTTTTACAAATCGTTCTATAAATTCTTTAGCAATTTCTGGTGAATCTATATGAATTATATTTTGACTATCCATTATTAAATGGTTTGTTTTATAACAAGAAAAAATATCTTCTTTATATTTTTCACAATCTATGTCATATAATTTTCTATACTTCATCACAGTACCTCCGTACGAGAAGTTCCTCGTAAATTATATAATTTACTTCGCATAAATTACTCTCCTTGACTAAAGTCTGGTATACGTAAAGCTGCTAAACAGAAGGCTACATCTGGAGGGAATTGCATCATAATAGATACACCTTCTCTACCACTCATAGGAGCATAAACTCTAGTTAAGTTAGATTTCTTAGCTGCCCATTTAGTTTGTTCTTCAAACGAAGGGTAGGCAGTTCTTTTATCTGAATAAACTAATGGAGGAATATTTAAACCATCTATACCATAGTTTGTATATGGTTGGATATGTTGGAATGATGTACTTGTATTTGTTACACCAATATCATATTCAACACCATTAAGTTCTGTAACTTCTAATATAGAACCACAAAGCAATCTATTATCTTTTAATCCTATAGCTTCAAATTCAGCAACTGGTTGAATTGTAGGGATTACAGTATTACGTTTGAAATCTTGAAATATAGTGCCATCAGCCATAATACCTAAAACACCTTGATTAAATCCAACTAAATATCTTACGTATCTATCTAATTTTCTAGGGAATAAAGAACCTTGAGCTGTTAAAACTATACCATCAGTTAAATCTTCACCAAAGTATAATATAAATACTTGAGCTTCTGAATTGTAAGTTAAACATCTTTTTCTATCTATAATTCCAAAGTTTTGAGCATTTAGATAATCAGCACTTACTAATGGAGTACCAGCTACAATAGAACCAAATACATTTTGTGCTGCAGCTTGTACTATAGAAGCACTATTACTATCATAAGCATAGATAGCTTCTTTTACAATTACGTGGTCTGTTGCATATTCTTGACCTATTTCAGCAATCTTTTCAATATTTATACCAGAAGTATCTATAGATGTTCCAGCCGCTGTAGAATAACTTGTAGCACCTTGTCCGATTACTAATGTATACATACCATTCTTTTTGGTTAATAATGCTTTACCTAAAAACTCTTCAATAGATAATAATTCTGAATTATCTCCATAGAATCCGTGGAAAAATCCAGCACCTAACGATTCATCAAATACATCAAGGTTACCAACAGTAGAATAATATATTTCTCCATCCATACCTTCTACGAATAATCTATTACAACACCAAGCTATTAATCTTGGCACTATAGTTCTTTCTGGATTTTCGTCAGTAGGTTCATCTGGAATATATGTCATGTCAAATTCTTTATTGCATCTTTCAGATATAGTAGCAGTATCACTAAGCGATACATCTGCTGTGCTTTGATGTGCTAATCTAATAGTTAAAGCAACATAATATTCAAAGTTTACTTGTTCACCATCTACATATAACACAATACCAGAATCATCTCCACCCACTTTAGAAGTAGGAGAAGTTTGAGTTTCTACTAATCCACCTTTTTCGTCTACTGTACTTCTACTTAATAATATAGAGCTACCACTCTTAACTTGAATAGTTATATTACGAGTAGATGGATTATACTCTATAACATAAGTATAAGAACCAGTTTGTAATTTATCTATAGCGACTGTAGAAGCTCTATTAGTTCCATTAATGTCTGGTATAACAAAAGATATTTTTCCAGTTGTAGTTTCAACACCTTTTATCTCTTCAACTACTCTTTCGGTAAATCTATCGTATGATGTATTTCTAGTTAATTTACTACCTAAACCAACCTTAGCTCTATCAGCTATTTTAGGATATAGTTTAGTAACTAATTCACCATCTACTGCATATACTTTTTGATTTCCTTGTGTATCATTTATCCATACACCTCTATCATTTTTATATTGCCAAGTTTGAGATACTGGAGTGTCACTAGGTGACGCTACCATATAAATATCTTCACTTCCGATAGCGGTATTAGGTTTGATTAATATTTTCATATTATCTTTTGGTCTTGATTCTATAACAAATGGTGATATTGCATAAGATTTATCTTGAGTATAATTATAACCATAATACTCATAATCACGTTCTGTTCTAGTTACTGTTTGTCCAGCTTGAGTTGTAGTTTCTACAATTATCTTAGACCTATCACCTAAATTAATAGTAGTACCACCTTTTTGTACATTAACGATACCTTCAATTCTCCAAGCTACATCATTTCCTAAAGCATCAAAAGTAAAGTCAGTAGGTCTTTTACCAGTACCTTCTCTTGATACACTTCTTACAGTAGCTTCTCCAATACCAGATATATCAACCTTTTTACCTAACCAATAATATTCACTATCTTCAATAGGAACTTTAATATCAGAATAATATCCGTAAGTAGATATAGGTACAGTTGTACTAATAGGAACTAATGTTGATTCATCTCCATAGTAATTACCAAATAATATATTTTTACCAGAATCAGAAATAATCATTTCGTCTTGTCTACAAGTCATTAATGCTTCCTCTGAAACTTCTTCAAGTGTAGTTTTATATTTCTTTAAACCTTCACTTGGGGTATATAAAAATACATTACCAGTATTTGCTAGTAAGAATAAATAACCACTTTCCACATCTTTAGAAACTGCTACGATATATTCACTATCAATCTTAGCTTTTTCTACATAACCATATTGAGGAATTAAAGCACCTTTTTCACAAAAAGTATTTCTACCACCAACTAATGCCAAAGAACCTAATTGTTCAGTAATACTTCTAGGAGTGTCTAACAAATATAAACCTTCTGAAAAATCACCAAATATCCATTGTCCATTAATTTTAGCTTGTCTTGATTTACCTTTTTGGAAAGATTTACTCATACCATCTACCTCCACGATAATCGTCATTAATTAAGCCACGCATATTATCATAATGTCCAGCTTCTCTACCATATCCTCTTTGAGCTTCCATAGAACCTATATCATGTTCTAAGAATGTTCTTAATCTATCTTCATATAATCTACCATACAATTCTGTATTAGGGTTTTGGCATCTAGCAAATGTTAAAGCTGCTGCTTTTAAGATTACTAAATCACAAAATCTCATTGAAGCAACTACAGAATCGTTGATGTGTGTTATACCTATTTTAGCTATATCATCATCTGCCATAACTAAATTAGTAGTAGATACACATACACGTAGAGTATATGCTTTATCTGGGGTAGGTAATAATTTTAAATATCCATTCTTAATTACATAAGACCTTGGAGTATCACTTTTACACAAGAGTTCGTTATCCTTATTAACTAAGTCATTATAAACTACTTGAGTAACCTTTTTAGTATCTGGGTCGATACATTGTAAATTCTTAATGATACCTTCTATTCCGTATTCATTCTTTTCTGGAATAGTAATTAAAGTATCATTTCTTTCTAATACATTATTACTAATGTAAAGTTGGTCTATTGTACTTTGTAAACCTTCGCTTAACATTTCCAATAAAAATCTGTTAATATCTGGACAATCCGTATCGTTTGTATAAATAGGGAATCCAGTTATTAGTGCGAGCTTATCATACATATCTAATACAAGCATCTTTTAAATTTCTCCTTTCTATATATATGATAAAAGAAAAGGGTAGAAAAATCAATCTAATATTAAGATTCATTAATTCTACCCAATAAAGATTAGTTATAATTTAACTAACTGTAACGAATGCTTTAACGCCAGCAAGAGGTTCTATAACTTTTTCAGCATAGATTTCTAAACCGTGGAACTCATCTGCGAATCTAGTTTGAGAACGTTGTTTTTCTGGAGGTAACACTTTACCAGCACGAGTAACTAAGTTTCTAGTACCAGCAACGATACATAAAGCACCATCAGCTAAGTTGCTAACTTCTACTGGATGATTAGCATTTTCATCCAAAGATGGCTCAATCATAATATCGAATCCCATAACAGTTTTAACTTTGCCAGTTGCAACTTTTTCGTCAGCTGCTACAGTTGCTCTATCTTGTAAGTATTTAGATAATAGCAATGCAGTATAAACTGCTGTTGGAACATATAAGCAAGCATGAGTTGCTTTGCCTTCTTGAGAATTAGAACCATAAGTGATTTGACCGTCAGCTGTAATAGCACCTCCGTTATATAATTTAGTAAACATAGGAACGATTACTTGTTCATAAATTCTGTCACCAACTTTTTCATCTTGACCTAAACCAGATGTTAAGTCAGTTGGATTTGATGCTGTACCAGTTACAGATGCAACTCCATTATCTTCAAGGATAAGTTTTAAAGTTTCTCTGTTGTGACGTTTTCTGATTTCTTGAGCAGTTAAATCTAAGTTTCCAGATTCATAATTCCATTTACCTTCTGCTTTAGTAATATCAGAAATAACAAATGCGTATTTAACATATTTATCAATAGTTAAGATTTGTTTTTCAAATGTTACTTCTGCTGGAGTTAATTTAGCATCTTTAGCATTTTGACCTGAGGCATTACCAGTATTGATAGCACCGAAATCAATAACTAATGAAGATGGGTCTGGTTTTACAATTGAAACTGTATCGCCAATTTTAAAGAAATCGCCTTCGAAATCTTTGTTTACTAAACCAGTTGATACGTCTGTCATTGGTTGGTCTAATACTAATTGCATTTTGGTAGCCATAGCTACTTCCATAGACTTATCACCAATACCAAAGTTACCGTCTGCTTGAGCTTGTGAGGTAGCCATAGATGGGTTGTTTTCAATAGCCATAATTTTAATCTCCTTTTTCTAAAATATTATCTACATCTAGGATATTTCGACCTCCATCAATAACCGAGATTACTTCTCTTACTGCCATAGATGTTTTATATCCTAACCTAGCACTTGCTAGGATTTACTTTTAAGAACGTCCTAGTTCGGACTTTTAAATTCTTTAATAATTCTTTTTATTAATAATTTTTCTGGAGCTTTAACTCCTTCTTTTATATCTCTTAGACCATAAGCAATAGCTTTTTTAATTAAAGGTTTTAATGGCAATAATGCTATTCCATATTGACCTACGGCTTGAATTAATATATCAGCTATTTTCTCCGCTTGGTCTAAATCCTCTTGTGTTAAAGTTAATGATTTAACTTCTTTTATTTCTTCTCTTAGAGCTTTAGTAATTTTCATATTATTTTCTTCTTCTATTCATGGCTTCGTTAATTAAGTCAATATGTTCTCTATAGAAATTAGTTCTTTCTTTAAATGGTAATGCTGCTAGTTTTTCTAGTACATTATCAATATTTACAGATGCAACACCTTGAGCCTTACCTTCTGTAGCTGATTCTGTGAACGAATCCATATCTACTTCCTCTACTGGAGTAGGGGGTTCAACGGGTTTTTCCTCTACTTTTTCTTCTACCTTTTCTTCAATTTTTTCGGTAAGGTTTTCTAAAACAGTAGTGTCGGGTTTCATTTCTTCTACAACCTTTTGCACATCAAGTGGAACATCCATTTTAGCTTGAGCTGCTGCTAATTTAACCTTAGCTTTTAAATCTTCATTTAAGTCAGCAACACCTACTTGTCTTACAATATCTACAAATACAGCCGCTGCAACATCTTCTTGTTCTGGAGTTAAATTATATTTTTCAAATAATTTACTAGCCTTATTAAATACTACCTTAGCTGCTTCTTGTTCTCTTACAGCTTCTAATTGTTGCACTTGTTGATTAATTAAAGATAATGCTTTATCTCTTAATTCTGTAGCCATTTTAGCTAAAGCTGGACTTTCTTTTTCTAATTCTTCCATAGTTTTATCTAATGGTATACCATATTTAGTAGCTTCTTGCTCTAATGCTTTAGTTACAGATTCTCTGATTTCCATAGCTTTTTGCTCTACTGCTATATCAATATTATTAATAGTTTCGATAGCTTCTCTATCAGCTTTTTCTGATTCAAATTCTGCTAATTGTTTTTCTAATTCTAATTCTCTTTCAGATTTTTCTACTTCTGGTTCTTCATCTTCTGTAACATCTGGCTTACTATCTTCTTGTGCATCTTCTGTTTCAGAATCGTTATCTTCCACACCTTCCTTATGTTCTTCCACGTCCTCTTTTTCTTCATCAGTTTCCTCTGTAGGTGATGTATCTTCTTGTACCTCTTCGCTAGGTTCTTCTGATGTTTCTTTTTCTTGTGATTCTTCTTTCTCCTCTGGTTTCTCATCAACATTAACCTCTTCAACGATTTCATCTTTTACATCTTCGATTTTTTCTTCGAGAATTTCGTTTTGTTCTTTGTTCATTTCATCCATTAGATTTGACCTCCTTGGTTATTCATTTCATTAACATTATTCATCATTTCAACTTGTTGTTGTTGCGTATCTATTTGTTGTTGTGGGTCTACATATTGTGTAGGATTACCAGCATTATCAATTAATTCTAGCAAGTTATCACCATCTGTTAATTCTGCTTTAGCCATTAAGTAACGTACCGCTAATACTACTTGGTCTGGTTGTAAGTTACTAAATATCATTTGTGCAATTGGTAATTGTAACATTTGCATCAATCTTTGTAATTCACCTTCTTTATCAGCTCTTGAAGCATTTGTTGATATATTTACATTCAATGTAGTATCTGCATATATTTCATCTAAAGGCTTATTTGCAACTAATGCTAATTCTCTATTAAAGTAATAGAACGAATTAAATAGAGGTAGCATAAATCTATAACTAAATACATCAGTTTCAACTCTCATTCTAGCATTTGCTTTTTGAGATAATATAGCTGATTCTCTAGCAGTTCTTACTGCACCAGATGTATCTCCAGCCATATAATTATTTAACCCTAATACGTTTTTAGATTGCTCTATAATCATATTGATTAATTCAATACCTTGTACTGGAGCTGGGTTAGGAGTCCAGAATTGAGGTAAACCACCAATATCATTATATTCTAATTCTTTTTTACGTCTAGCTTCCTTAACTTGTTGTGATGTTATAGAACCTTTTTGGTATAATAACCAAGGATTCGCTACATCATCTAAGTTCTTTAAGTACATATCAATAGCTCTATTGGCTAATTTGTTAATTGGTTTAGTTGAAGCTAAAGGTGATATACTTCTATGTGTTGTTCTATCTAATTTGTAAGGAGCATAAATGATTCTCTGTGTAGAAACTCCATTATATTTACATGAAGCTATTTGATTACCAACTAATACAGCTTTAATATTAGATAAAACTTTATTATCATTTGTTATATAATCACCATAGAACGTTAAAACTTCTATTTGACCTCTATCAGATTTATTATAATTATTTGCTAATGGTTGGCTATTCCAATTAAAATAAGAACTTCCATTTCCATTTCTGTTAGCCTTTTCTATAATAGCTGATTTATCTTCTCTGGATAGTAGGGGGTAGGCATCAGAAGTTAATAATGTTTTAGCATCAATATAACTTCTAATAATCTTAGTACAACCTATAGGGTCTTTTAAATAATCTAAACCATCACAATAAAAATCTAGTGGGTCGATTCTTTCTATATCCAAATTATCAGATATTACACCTTGTTTAATTGCAAATTGGACTATATCTGTACCAGTTTCTGCATCTTGTACTGTTTGTTTAATTCTAAATTCTTCTTTATTAGTTTTTAATTTAATAAAGGCTACTGCTTCACCTTTAAGAATCCAGTCGTCTAAAGTATCTCCAGATAATTTTTCTAATAATGACATACCCTTAAATTGTTCTGTCATTACTTGTTTTAATTGAGGTACTTTTAATGTACTTTCACCATCATTACCAGAAATTTCTAATAGTGCTGTATAACCTTGTAAGTTACTTTCAATCAAAGCTGATTTGTAAACCTTAAAAGATTCTGCCGCATAAGGAAATCTCTCAATGTCTGATTCTACCGCTCCGCTATAAACTATGCGATACAAGGAATCATAAGTTTTTTCCATTTCGGAAGTTACGTCTAATTCTAACTTCTTAGATTTTACAAACTGCTGGATTTCATCTTTGTATTTAGATACGTCATACCAGTCTTGTTTAGTTGTAATTGTTTCGTCATTCATTTACAATATTCTCCTTATATTATTATTATAAAATAATTAAGTGCGAAATAAAACCTTATTTGTATTTTATGTTTACAATTATTTACAATTAGCCACAAAGGCTTACATCTTTCAGATTATAATTTCTCTTGTTCACCAGCAATATCTCTTAAATTACTCAAGAAATGGATAGGATAAGATATAGCATCAATAGGGTGAATAAGAAACCGCTTATTATCATCATTCTGAATTTCAGAATCCGTTGGGAGTTTAAGTCCAGCATTGGCAAGATTATTTTTGCATTCCTCAAAGTTATACAATAACCACTTACAAGAACTATTAACAAACAATCTACGAACACCTTTTGCATTTCTAATTAATCCTCTTAATACTGCTAATCTATCTTTTATTAATGGGTTAGATTTTTGTACCCTTAATGTTACATCATATCCAGCATTACTAAAATGAGATAACATTACTGAATAATCTGAACCATTAGTCTTTTTATCTCTACCGTGTGCATCACCCATTATTGTTAATTTACGTGTTCCATATTGGTCTATTATAGGCTGAATCATTTTACACATCTCTTTGGTCGTAACATTTTGCTCTATTAATTCTTGTAATACGTACCAGTTACCATTATACTCTTGTTCTAAATACCAACACATTGGATTGTAGTTAAAGTCACAAGTTAGTATTAATGATTCTTGTGGATTAAATTGTAAATCATCTATAATATTATCTTCCGTAAAATCTGGGAAAGCTACAGTATTATCATAGTCTACATCTAAACCATCAACCATTTCTTTTATCTGGTCGGCTGAATATAATTCTTCTAACATTTCTACGTAATCATCTCCTAAGTGATGGTTTTCTCTAGTAGAAGCTGTTATATATCTATATCTTTCTTTTCTAGTTTTTGGATTAATAAAGTGTTTATTTAACCAACCTCTTTTACCTTGAGGGTTAGTGTGCATGAATAAACTTCTATAATAATCTTTCCACTCATCTCGCTTTTGTTCACGTAAACGAGTAATCAATTTAATAAAAATTATTTCTTCTAGGAATGATGCTTCCTCAAATTCAATCCAAGTAAATTCTTCTGACATGAATTGTTCCCAGTCTGATAATGTTTTGAAACGTATTTGAGAACCATTCTTAAAATTCATACATTGTTTTCTATCAGTAAACCACCAATGAACACCCTCTTTCATTCCCATATTTTCTAAGTGTTCTATATATTTTCTTTTAGTAGTATTATCTAATAAGTCTTGAGATTTAGCACCAACTAATCCTCTACATCCCGCCCAAGTTAAAGCAAATAATATACCTCTTAATGAACCACAAAAAGTTTTACCAGAACCCATACCTCCTTGATATAATGCTATATCATCATAGATTTTATCTTGGTTTAATAAGTTATAGTCGAATCCAAATAGAAATTCACCTTGTCTTGGTAATAATTTATATTCAGTTCTTTTTACAGTTGCCATTATTCTACTACCTCTTCAAACATTGGAGTTGGGTCTATTGCTAATATATCTTGTAAATCAGCATTTAATCTTGTGTATCTGTTATCATCAAATATAATTGTTTTTTCGTAATCTTTATCTCTTATATATTCTACTTTATCCACATAAGGACATTGGCTTGACATTTCAACTAGTATAGCTTTTGGTAAAATATCTTGTACTAAATTAAAAGTAGCCTTTAAAGGTTTTCTAGCTGTTAATATATAAATAGGCTTATCACAATTATTTAACATATACATTAATTTATGATTAATTGTATACAGTTTAAATTTAGATTGAATAGTAGCTAACAATGTAGCTATATTCTGATTCTTAAATCTTTTCCAAGTAATATCCATTAAATCAGTCATAAATCCGTGAATTAAAGTATCGTCCAAATCAACAAATACTGCATCAAATTCATTTAAGTTTCTCATTTCTTTATCTCCATATTATAACATCTTTCTAATGAATCAACCTTTTTGCATAACTCCATAGTAACAAATCTACCAAAGGCTGTATATGCTTCAATACACAAAGGGTCAGTTTCGTCTACTTCAAATGTTTCTTGGGTAAAATCATTAACGCATTTTAGATTCATTAACTTCTTTAAATCTAACTTGTGTGCATAATATTCCCAATTTAATTCATAATCTTTTAATTTATCCTTACCATATTTATTGTTAAATTCTTTTTCAGTTCTTTCACAATTTTTACCTTCAAGGATAAATACAGCTGAATCCTTTTTGATATCAAATTCTAATCCTATATCCTTTGCATATTTCTTATAGAATTTTTGACATTCTTTACAATTAATAACGTGACTTAATACTACATCTTTAATTGTAGGACTCATACTTTTATTAAAATAACTTTTAGTCAATATTTGCATTGAAGCACAATTTATATCCATTAATTAACCTCTTCCACTTAGTATAAAATTTCTAGTTCGTTCTATATACCTTGGGTCGTCAAATTTCTTTTTATGTCTATCGTCTTTAGCTTTATAATAATTTGTTTTCTTCGCCATCTCCCAAGCTGATTCAAAAGATAAAGTATAATACATTAACTTCCTTATCAGCTTAGCATCATGAGCTGATTGGTCTACAGCATTTGGCGATTCATCTATCACTTCAATTATTACGGGGTCTTTAAATCCCAATCCTCTTAATGTAAACATATCTGTTACTGGGGTTCGTTGGTAAACCTTACCTCTTACTTCCTCTATAGTATTCACTACAGTTCCACCAAATATATTTTGCACATCTTCTTTAAGTTGATTAGGTTTTTCTTGCTTTTGTTTCTCTTTAACTCTATCATATAAATTAGTTATAAATTCATCATGTTTTCCAACTTTTAAATCAGTTCCTTCAAAATCAAAAGTTGTAGTAACTATATGTCTTTTATTTGTATAACATTCAAAAGATTTACAGCCTTCTAATTCTTTAACAATAAAAGTTTCTAATTTCATTCTAGTTAAAATATATACATGAATACCAGTACCAGAAGATGAAACTTCGTATTCTGATTCATCAAATTCTTTTAAAAATTCTTTAGTGTCAGATTCCATTACTCCATTATCATCAAAGCAATCATCTAAATCTAAGACCATTAAATTAATATCTCTTACAACATTACCCATCATTACAGATACTTTGCAATTTTTATTATCAGCCATATAAGCTGCATCATATAGATTCATAGCTGTAATATCATAGATACCTATAGGTTTCATTGTTTGAGGATTTAACAATCTTTTATCTTTAGATATTGTAAATATTTTGTACGGGTATAAATACATTACTGTTCCTTTTCAATAATTATCTTAACTTCAAATTTCATTTGTTCATTTTCAATAGCTTTAATCTGTCTTATTTCTTTTAATATTCTGGCTGCAACTTCGTACTTACCTTCAAATTGAGCCTTTTGTAACATTCTATTATATTGTAGCATAATAGTATTTAGATTATCTTCAACTAATCCAGTTTCTTCAACTGCTAAAATATCTTCCTTTACAGTTTTGAATCTAGGGTCAGTCTTTACCGCTCTTAATAATGAAGCCATATCTTTTGCATTTAGTTTTTTGGTTATAACTTTTCTTAATGCAAGTTCCTCATCTTCCCTATAAAGACAAGCTAATGCTACAGCTTCCATCATTTCAGTAGTGATTTCTTCCATTATTGAACCACCACCTTGTCAATAGTTATTTTACCCAAACGTCTTTTAATAAACTTTTTATTGTTAAGTAACATAACTACTTCATGAGTATTATTACAAACTTCAATTGTTCTAGTATAACCTAAAATAGTTTCATTAATTAGATAAATCATTAGATTCTACTCCTTTACAATTCTTTAACATTATTAATGCTCTGATATCCAATAAGAATGTTAATGTATCGTATAGAGATATTCTTTCAGCTTCTGTTAAATATTCCTTTGATAATAGCTTTTGTATATCTGCTATCTGGTCATTAATTAATTCTATATCTGGATTCATTTTAATCTCCAATTTCCACGATACGTGATTCTTTTAACTTACCTTTGTTATCAAATTTAATTACTACATATCCTTGTTGCCAATCTGGTTGAACCATATATTCTGGGTCTAAAGTACATAAGCAACCAGTTTCAAACCATACGAATCTTTTACCAGATTTTCTTGTAGTAAACTTAGCAAGTCTATGAGTATGTCCAGTTGCACCAGATAAATAATGTGCTTCAAGTTCTTTTATTGCCGAAAGTCCAGACTTATTCCCCAACCTAGTTCCGTGTTTAAACATAAAGGTATCATTTACTAATAAACTGGAGCAACCGATAACATTAAACTCATCTACTTTTAATAAATCAAATACATTTTCTACAAGTCCTACAATATAAGGAGCATTGTCTAAAATATATTTTGTTAATCTTGTTTCGTGATTTCCTATAGTATAATATATTTCCGCATTAGGACATACACTTCTTAGATTACCTAAAAATTCACGACACATATCTATTTCTTCTTCTGGGTCACGACCTTTAGGGTCTTTAGAGAATCTTGATAATTTGTAGAAGTCCATTAAATCACCATTAAGCACAATCACATCTGGTTGATATAAATAGCAATCTTGAGTAAATGTTTCTACAGCATCATCATCTTGAAAAGGGAAATGAATATCACTAGCTACAAATACTTTTTTATCTTTTAATCTTAATTCAACATCTCTAATCTTTTTATTTCTTATCATTCATAAACTCCTTTTCGATATAAGCTAATAACATTGTATCATAATCTTGGCTATCCTTAGCTCTAGCTTTTCCTTTTTTGCCGCCTTTGCACTTATCTTCTACTTCTTTTACTTTACTTTTCATTATATACCTCCGTTACTAATTCATTAAAAAATCTAAAGTGTCCTAAAATATTATTCATAGTTGAAGAATCATCAAAACCATATTGATATTCATAAACTAAGTCTTTACATATTGGAGTTACTAATACTAAATTTTTAAGACATTCATCTAAACTTACTCCTTTATCTCTGTAAACTTCTATTACAGCTTTTAAATTATAACCATACATATCTAATAATTTTTCTGCTGTCTTTTCTCCAACTTTAGGAATACCATCAATACAATCTTCCTTATCTCCAATTAACATTTGCTTTAATTGATATTTTTCGTAATCTTCTTGAAAAGATATTTCTTCTGTTAGATTAATTTTACAGTATTCTGGACAGTAATATCTTAAATCTTTATCGTCAGAAAATACTATTGCTTTTCGTCCTTTTAGATTATTGATTGTTTCATACATCATAGTCAAAACATCATCAGCTTCTAATTGTGGTACTTTAATTAATTCATCAGACATTTCTGTTAAGACATATTCCCTAAACATACCTAAATCTTCATTTCTTTTTCTCTTACTTTTATATGAAGGGTATATATCTTTTTTATATGTATGTCCAGAAACTACTTTGATTAATTTATTGTTCTTATCTATCTGGTCTAGCTTATACTGTGCTGATTTAGTTAATTCATCTAGGACATTCATCATATCTTCGATTTCATTTTCTTCTCTAGCTATAGAAGCATAGAATGCCTTACAGATATAACCGTCATAATCAAGTAGTCCGTGCAACATAAAAATCCTCCTAATTATATTATGTACGATTGTAAATTAAATTTCAACTATTCTTCAACTGGAATGTTACATTCCTTTACATCTTCTTCTGGTTTAGTTTCTAACATTTTCTT